CTAACAACACTGTACCTCTTGCTGGTTTACGTAATGAACTTGGTAGATTATTTACGCCATACATGCGTGAAATAAACTCAGGTGTTATACAATCCATACGAAACAGAAACTTACTTACTGAACAGTTAGTTGGTAAATCACTACAACTACCTATTAAGTATGATATGCTAAAACCCAATACCCCTATTAAGGACTGGGATTTTATGACAAGATTGTACAATGCAGTAAGTCCTGTAACTTTGAACTTAGATCAAGGCCCCGGTAGGCAGCTACTATTTAATAGTGGTTATGATCTTAGACAGTCTACATACTACGCTCCTGATGGTACAAAGCTTACAGATAAACCACAGATTAGATCTTTGTTTACACAAGCTATAGGCGAATATAATTTAGAATTAAAGCTTAACCAACTAGCTAAAGATCCTAAAATATTAGCTTCTATAGAAGAAATGTACAACGATATAAAATCTGGTAGACGTGGTGAGTTTGATACAAAAGATTACTACCATAATAGAATTATAGGAAAAGAGTTTTATCTAGCACGTAATCAGGCTTGGTCTAAAATTAGCAAGCTACCTCAAGTACGTCAAGTTATACTTGAACAACGTCAACAAGAAATTGCACGTCTTAATAAACAATCCGATACCGCAAACATCATCAACATATATAAATAATGTCACAACAATCCTTCCACCAACAAACAGCGAACGGTAATGACATCAACTTTACAATTACTACATTCTCATCCGATGAAATAAAAGTATATGTAGATGGTGTTTTAAAAACAGCTGGAGCTGACTATAATATCAATCCTTATAATACTAGCGGTCAAAGCACCGTAGACTGGATTGGTACAGCCCCAGCTAGTCCTAGTGTCGTTCGTGTTGTACGTCAAACAGACGTAATGAATACTGGTAACAATGCTGTAGAAGGTAAGGCTGTATTTACACCCGGCTCTTCTATAAAAGCAAGCGACCTAAATAATAATACAAAACAAGCTCTTAGAGCAATAAAAGAAAATCAAGAACAACTTATACAGTCATATGACTTTGAACCACAAGCCGTTAACACTGCTGCAATCAAAGATCTAAATGTAACTAGAGGTAAGTTAGAAGCTGACATAATTGACGGCACAAAACTAGCCAACGATTCTGTCGATTCTGAGCACATAGTTGCTGACTCTATTGATACAGAACACTATGCACCAAGCTCTGTAGACACTACAGCCATAGCAGATAATGCTATCACAATGGCTAAGTTAAACAGTGGTGCACTACCTTCAGATATAACTGTAAACAGTTCTAACATTGTAGATGATAGTATACTTAATGCTGATATAAATTCGTCAGCTGCCATAGCTGGTACAAAAATTACCCCTGCGTTTGGTTCACAAAACTTATCTACATCTGGCACAGCAGCAACTGGTAATCTTACAGTAACAGGTACTATAAGTGTTTCTGGTACTGTAGATGGTAGAGATATAGCTGCTGATGGTACTAAATTAGACGGTATAGAACCTAATGCTACAGCAAATCAGACAGATGAAGAAATACAAGACATAGTTGGTGGCATGCTGTCTGGCAATACTGAGTCTGGTATTACAGTAACATATCAAGATAGTGATGGTACTATAGATTTTTCTGTTGCATCACAGACTGATAATAATTTTACTAATGCAGACCAAGCTAAATTAAATGGTATTGAGACTGGTGCTACAGCAGATCAGACAGCTAGTGATATAAAAACACTACTACAATCTGACAAGCTTGAGTTATCTGAGATGAACACTACATCTTTAGATACTAGATACTTTACAGAAACTGAGTCTGATGCCAGATACTTTAGACAAGATTCTACAGAAACCATATCAACTGGTAATACGTGGAGTAGCTCTGATGCTTTTGTAGCAACTACTGGTGCTATAGACGCTCGTATTATCGAGCTTGTTGATGATGTAGGTGGGTTTGTACCTATAGCAAATGAAACAAGTTTTCCTACAGCTAACCCTGATATAAACAATCCAGCAACTGGTGGCACTATTGTATCAGTCAAAGCAGCCTCAACAAACTTAGCACCAAGTAACAACACAGTTACTATTGCAAACGGTAGAGGATCTGGTTTAGCTGTTATCATCACAGGTGTAACTGCTACCATACCTTCAGGTTTTGGATTCTTGGTAGAAACAACAAGCGTAGATCATACATACGCATTTCATAGACTTGTACCAAAAGCCACAGAAGTTACAACCGTAGCTACAAACGCTGTAAACATAGCAGCAGCTGGAGCTAACGTAACAGATATAAATAACTTTGCAGATCTTTACCAGATAAGTACTTCTGCACCAACACAAAGAGCTGATACTTCATCATTACAAGTTGGTGACTTATGGTTTGATAGTTCATCTAACAAAGTGTTAATGATCTATGACGGTAGCTCTGGAGATGGATTTAGCCCTGCCACACCAAACCAGTCTGACTTAACTAATATTAACATTGTAGCTGGACAGATAACTTTCCAAGAAGATCTAGGTCTTATAACTAACGCAGTAAATACTGGTTCTGGTAACAACTCTGTAAACACAGTTGCTACAAATATAGCCAACGTAAATACTGCTGCAACAAACATTGCAAAGATAACTACTGTTGCTGATGACTTAAACGAAGGCACATCTGAAATAGACACAGTAGCAACTAATATTGCAAATGTTAATACAGTAGGTAATGCTATATCTAACGTAAATACTGTAGCTACAGCTAACTCTAATATAACAACTGTAGCTGGCTCTATAAGTAACGTAAACACAGCAGCTACAAATATTGCAAGTATAAATACAACTGCAAGTAATATTGCTGATGTAAATAATTTTACTGATAGATACCAAGTTGCATCTTCTAACCCATCTACTGATGGTGGTGGTAATGCACTAGCTGCTGGAGACTTGTACTTTAACACTTCTGCTAACGAACTAAAAGTTTATACAGGTTCAGCTTGGCAAGGTGGTGTAACAGCTACAGGTAACTTTGCTTCTATTACTGGTAATACATTTACAGGTAGTAATATACATAACGATAACGTAAAGTCTATTTATGGTACAAGCTCTGACGGTATGGAGATATTTCATAACGCTAGTCACTCAATCATAAATGATACAGGCACAGGAACTTTAAAATTACAAACTGGTGGAAATACTAAATTAAAACTTGAAACCACAGGGGTCACTGTAACAGGACTAATGACAGCAACCACAATAGATGGAGCTGCTGGAGATAACTTACAACTCGACTTCGGATCAATAGCATAATGGCAAAATTATTAAAACTAAGACGAGGAACAACCTCGCAACATAGTAGCTTTACCGGGGCCGAAGGTGAAGTTACTGTAGATACAGACAAGGAAACGCTTGTCGTACATGACGGCTCAACTGCTGGAGGTCATCCAGTAGCGGCAGAAGATATGGCAAACGTATCTTCCGCATCTATTGCTGGTAGATTTGCAGATGATGCGATAAACCCAAGTAAAATAGCTGGTGGAACTTTAGGAACAGATGTAAAAGTTGCAGATGGTAATATAAACGGTAACTTAACAATAGAAAACGCAGACGTAACAAACACTGCTGCAATAGCTGGAACTAAAATATCTCCTGACTTTGGCTCTCAAGCAATAACTACAACAGGTAATGTATCTGGTGCTAATGGTGCATTTACAGGATCTTTAACAGTAGATCAAAGTGCAATAATTAAAGGAGCTAATGATACTGCTAGTATATTACAATTACACTCTGATAGAGGAGATGATAATGCTGACCAGTGGAGATTTATAGCAGAAGCTACTGGTTCTGAATTAAATGTACAAAACTATAATAGCGGTAACTGGCAAAATAATTTAAGAGCAACTGGTAGTGCAGGCGTTGACCTTTACCATTCAAATGGAATCAAGGCATCTACTACAAGCTCAGGTCTTAGTGTAACAGGAGACATCGCAGTATCAGGAACAGTTGACGGTGTAGACGTAGCAGCTAGAAACACATTATTTGGTGGTCTAACATCTAGCTCTGGAGTATTATCAAATGGTGTAACTGCAACAACTCAGTCTGCATCTGATAACAGTACAAAGGTTGCTACAACAGCTTACACAGATACAGCCATAGCAAACTTAGTAGACTCATCCCCCGGTGCTCTTAATACTCTTAATGAGTTAGCAGCAGCTATAAATGATGACGCTAACTTTTCTACAACTGTAACAAACAGCATTGCTACCAAGATGCCTTTGGCTGGTGGTGAGTTTACAGGTGATGTTATTTCTCACAATATTACACCTGACGGAGATAGCAGTAGAAACTTAGGTACAAACTCTGTAAGATTTGCAAACGTATATGCTGACAACTTTGTTGGTAGTGGTTCAAACTTAACAGGTATCGAATCGTTCGTAACAGGCATGATTATATTATGGTCTGGTGCAGCAAACGCTATACCTTCTGGTTTTGTTTTATGTGACGGTAATAATAATACACCAAACTTAGCTGGTAGATTTGTAGTCGGTTATAGTGCTAGCAACAGTGACTATGATGTAAACGACACAGGCGGTTCAGAAACAGTAACATTAACCACAGCTCAGTTACCAGCTCACAGCCATACAACAGACAACCATACTCACTCTTTTGATGCTGGCAACCATACCCATTCATTTAGTGGATCTGGTAGTTCTTCTCATAGCCATAACGTTGGCGGAACATTAGGCAACGGTAACTTTAAATTTTCTAGTTTTAACGGAAGTTTTAATAACGCTCATACTAGCACTGGGACAAGTTCTGCTACAGTTAATATTTCAGTTAGTGGTAACACAGGTAACGGAGCAGTAAGTGGAAATACAGGTAACTCAAACCCATCAACTAATAATACTGGTAGTGGTAATTCACACGAGAATAGACCTCCATACTATGCTCTTTGCTACATAATGAAAACTTAATTTTTTATCAAATCACCCATGAAATTTAAAAGAAAAAATGTAGGATTTAAAGATTTTATTTTTCTACAGCCAAAGCAACTCACACCACAATTTTGTGAACAGGTAATTGAGTTATACGAAAATCACCCGACTGCTCAAAAATATAGGCAGCCGGGTTTAACATTAGGTGCTCGAGCCGGTGATGCAAAAAATCATAAGTGGTCTGAAGATATAAATATTTCAAATATCCCAGACTTTGCTGTAGAAGATAAAATTTTAAGTATTGCTTTAGAAAAACTTACAAAAAACTATTTAGATCATGTTCGATCGTTTAACGAAGGCTTTGAGCCACAGTACAGTCTAGACTATCAAGATAGTGGCTTTCAAATTCAAAAAACAACTCCGGGCGGTTATTACAGCTGGCATCACGATCAGATAGATGATAGGCGATACACTTATATATTTTATTTAAACGATGTTAACCATGAAGGAGAAACACAATTTGCAAACGGACTTAAGATAAAACCAGAAAAAGGAAAGGGTCTTATGTTTCCAGCAAGTTGGGAGTATGTTCATCGCGGTATTGCACCTAAAGATGAGATAAAATATATAGCTACAGGCTGGATTAGTGCTATAAAAATACAGTCACCCCTAGAAAACGAATTAGAATTTAACTAACTATGAAATTATTTATTACACTACTATTGCTAACTTCAGTATCTGCTGTACTAGCACATCCTAAGCATCACATACATGAGCATGGATCTACCAACAATACAGATACCTCAGCCGTTTTCGATAACAACGGTTGAGATACCACTTCCTACAGGTAATGTTCCCTCATATCAACCTTTGGTCGTACCTCCGCAAGATTTACGAAGACCCGAAGGTACAAAGGAGGTGCAAAC